AATAATTTTGTAGGGTCAAAAATATAACCCAAAATATAACATCAAATATATAACTGGCAAGTTTTCTTTTCTTTTGATTGTTTTATCATTTCAGTTTGGCTTTGATCTTCTAATTTTCAATTTTAAGCTGTCTAATTTCAATTTTTAGACACTTTTTTATTTTAGCTTGTCTATGCACCAAGTTAAGACAAAACAAGCTTAAAACTACCGTTTAGGGCTAAATTTTGCTGTTACTCTCCCTTTGTTAAGTGGATATGTTTTTAACATAAAAAAAGTTCCTCAAATTAATGAGGAACTTTTTTTAGTCAGTCCCATGAATATGGCTTATTATTTAGACTATTGTAACTCTGATTTTTTACAATTTTCATGTTTTACGTATCTTGTGATAATTTTATAATCTTGGTACGCTCTCCAGTATGTATCGTAGTTTTTAAAACAATTTAACTTCTTTTTGATTTCTTGGAAAGCCACATCTTTATAATGATCCCCGTAACCATATTGGAACGGCAAATTTATTATTGAGGCGTTTTTCAGACTATAATTTATTACCACTTCGGCGGAGAAATAGCTATTTCCGTTTATTTTATCAAACCATTCCTTCGCGGTAATATCAACGGTTTTTATTTTACTTGCTTTCATTTTATTTCTCCTTTGACTTAATACTCAATAGTGTTATCAGGATGTTATATGTAATTAAAGGCTTTCGTTTAGCTTTAGCAGTTCATTACAAATTTCTTCATAATCAGAAGAGTGAATTCCGACATAGTGATTTGTAGAATTTGAAGTCAAAATATATTCATCATTCCAACTCATAAGTTCTTTTAAGTCTTGCTTCATTAATTCTTTATCATTACTAACTTCACTAATCCACCTAATTAATTCATCAATAAAAGATTCTCTGTGAATTATTGAAAATTCGTGTAACTCTTCATCTCTTATTGCACTATTAAGTTTAATGCCATTAATACTATCTTCTGTTAATATAAATTTTTGTTTTCTCATTTTATTTCTCCTTTATAACTCCGTAATATAATTATCAACAATATATTTAGCTTCTGTATATAGCTGAAATTCACCTAATTCATCCAAACGATCTTTAGAGATTTCAGTGATCCATCCATTATTGATTTTGAAATAATAGTAATTAGTATCTTCATTAACCAATTCAGGCACAGCAAAGGGATTAGTTGCTGTAATTTCTCTGAATAGTTTATTTAGTTTATTCATTTTATTTCCTTTCTTTATTATTTGTTTATATTTTAAATTTATAATAATTTTCTTTTACATCATTGTTTATTATGGTTTCTAATACATATTTGAACCCTTTATAAATAAAGAAATTTTGATTTCTTTTATAATCTATTTTATAGTCTAATAAGTGAACTTTATCTAATTTATTAAAAAATTCTGTTTTATTTATTTTCATTTTATTTCCTTTCTTTATTATTAATTAACCTGCATGATATTATAACCAATATATAACACTTGTCAAGTGTTTTTTTATTTTTTTTTCTCGACGTGAAAATATAAACCAAAATATATAACTGGTGATATAACCCTATTTATAACTGGAGATCGTATAGATGTTATTGAGATTCATTCGCAATATGGCTGTGTTTCGTTTTTTCTGATATGATCGTCCTCTAATTTTCAATTTGAACGGGTTTAAATTCAATTCTACGGTACTTTTTTATTTTAGCTTACGTATTGTACCAATTTGCCATAAAACGAGCTTTAAAGGTTAATTTATGGCTAAATTTTGCTATTACTCTCTATTAATTAGATCACTACATAAAAATAACCCGCCTAAAATTTAGACGGGTTTAATTTAGTCAGAATTTATCCCTTTTTTATTAGTTTATTACAATTTTCGAGAAGATTTTTTTTGCTTAATAAAGATAGTTGTAAAAAAAATTCAAACGGAATCCCGTATTTTTTACAGTCCATTGTAGAGAAGCTTCCATTGTTTTTTACAATATCCTTTGCAAGATTAAGTACGTTTTTTTTATTCATTGTTTCTCCTTTTATTAGTTATTCATTAGCTCAAGATGGATACACGATCCATCATGGCAGGGAACTTTTTCTCCGTCTTCATCTGTGAGGCTGTATCCATTGTACATGTTGTCAACCTGTATACCGTCAATTTCACCGTATACATTTTCAGATGGCAAGTATTCATCCCAGTTATCTAACTTGAATAACTTGGCGTCAGTGTAACCGCCTCTAACATCACAGCCACCATGTACTTGTATTAAGACGTATTTATCTTGGTCTATGTCTAAATATGCACCCTGTAAGACTTGAGACAGGTTACTGTCTCCATTATAGGTATTAAAGACATTTTCAACGGTTGCATCAAATTGAGATTCTAAATAATCCCAAGCCTCTGAACTTACTCCATAACATTCCGTGTCTGCATCCCAATTTTCTGACTGATCTTGTAATCTGTTAAATTCATTGCAGACTGTATCAAATGAGAGTCCAGCATTAATTAAGTAATGATAGACACTTATGGTGTATTCCACTTCATCTTGCCATATTTCATATGTAACTGGAGTTTCAGATTCGAAGGTTGTACGCTCGTTACGCTCCCAATGTCTTCCGTATATACCGCCTGAATCTAGAAAATGCTTGCCAGTATTCTCTTGTAACATTGTTATTATTGTTTTGTTTACTTGTTCCATTTTATTTACCTCTTTATTTGTTATTGTAAGTCTTACTGTTTTCTGCTTTGTTGATTGCTTCACCGTTCAAAATACCATCCCCTAACCAATCCTTTGTCCACTGGTGAAGCCCTGCACGATTCATTGCTTTTTTCATTGTGGATACTCGACCTACCAAGGTTTTATATTCTTGTAATAATTCAGGGGCGGATGCAATCAAGTATGCGTTAGCTTCATTTTCTTCTAGATCGGTTTCACCTGCAATAGCAATTACTGTGTTGCCGTTAGTAACTCCAAACCCATTGGCGTTATCGGTGAATGATCTCCAGTTTCCTTGTGTGTGTTTCATTGTGTTTTCCTTTCTTTTATTTATTTAGCATGTAGAATTTACGCCAATTTTATTTAAAAGCAAGTATTTTTTTTTATTAATTGGATACACCGATCAAAGCCACTCCAAAAGACGAAAACTCGTCTAAAAGACGAAATCTCGTCTTGTCTGCCAAAATGACAGGGCGGGGGCGTATGCAAAAAAGGAGGGTTGGGTTTATCCCCTCTCCTCACAAAATTAGCAATATAAAGACTTACACTGATTGCTGAAAGAAAAAGTTGAAAGAAGGTCGTATGTTATAGGTATTTTAGCTAATAATTATTGTATTATAAAGTCATAGTCGGTATATTATACAAATAAGGAAATGATATGAAAGTTAATTTACCAGCTAAATGGAGTCCTTCTAAAGTGAGGGCTATTGAATATATGACTGCTTATCCTAATGCCAAGATGGAAGAAGTGGCAGATGAATCAGGTGTTACTTCCAGTACGGTGTATTTATGGTTGAGAGACCCAGAGTTTGTTGAGGTCTTTTATCAGAAGTATATGATTTCGTTTGGGGCGAGGCTTCCGAAGGTATTGAATGCCATGATTCGTGAGGCAGAGTCAGGGAATGTTCAGGCGGGACGTTTGATATTAGAACATAGTGGTAAACTTATAAAGAGGGTAGAGGTTAATAACTACCAGAGTCCATTTGAGAAGTTCTTGGATAAGGAGGTTGAACCCGAGTTTGAAGAAGTCGAGGAAGCTGAATTTACCGTTTTACCCCAAAGACCAATAGTTGAAACAAAAGAAAAACCAGCAACAAAGGCGGAAGAATTAAGCAAAATCCGTAAAAAGAAACACACTTTAGAACTACGCAGAGAAGCCGATAAATGGCGTAGAAGGGCTGAAAATGCCAATGTAGAGAAGCTACCACAGGGTAGAAAAACCAAGCTACAAATGCACCTTTGGCATCAAAAAATCATAAAAAAAGAGAAAGAATTGCTAAAAACGTGATTTTCGCTCTATCTCTATGTATATCAAGACATAGTGGAAAAAAGCCATATCAAATTTTCAAGCATACCCCCCAAGCAAAGCCATGTCAAATTTTCAAGGTGGGGGTATAATCTTTTTGAAACCCCCACCGAGGGTGTATTATACATAATACCTGAAAATATGCCATAGCCGTATCAAATACAGAAGGTCTCCTTATATATACTATATAAGGGATATATAAAGAGTTATACACTTGTTTACAAGAGACCCAATATATTAGACATGGCATTTATTAATATAATCAATAGGCATTAATTATATTAATAAATATCAATACGACGTTTTTTCGATTCTTCTTTTTCTTTTTTAGGAATCTCAATTCTTAAAACGCCATCTTCAAATTTGGCAGATACATCACTTGATAAATTATCTCCCAATTCAAATGAACGTTTAAACGACGAATGTTTGAGTTCTCTCATAATGTAACGAGCATCATCTTCTTCTAATTGATGCTTGTCACCACTAATCGTTAATACTCCATCCTCTACGTCGATATTGAGCAGGTCTTTCTTCATTGAGGGTAGTTCTGCCACGATCACGACCATATCGTCATAATCTACAACATCTACCTTCGGAAAAGCCCCATGCTTAAAGGAAATCCCAAACTCTTTCTGGAAGTTGGGGAATTGGTTTTGCACAATCTTGTCAAACATTGTGTCAAAGGGGGTTAGAAATTCATCTCGATTGAAATGAATAGGTATTTTTGCTATTTTCATTTTGTACTCCGTTAGTTTGTCGTCCTCTCGTGAGCAACGACGTTAAAACTATTTATAATCAGTTTCGTAAAAACCATCACCCACAAATTGTATCGAGGGTGCGGTAATGGATTCTCTAACATCGAATGAATTACATGATGGGCATTGTTCTGTTTCTTGTTCCTCGTCTATTATCACAGACAAGGTTTCCCAATCCCACTCACATTCATTACAAATCCATCTTATTGTTTTAAATCTTCTCATATCGTTAAAGTATCTTTCATCTCTATATCTTCAGGCATTAACTGGCAATAGCAATACTCTTTACAGACACTCCATCCAGAAGCAGGCATCCCCCTTGCTTCCCAACCTTCCCAAGTGTCAAGCTGCCCTGCCCTACTCTCACAGTCTGGACATACATTCTTACTTACCGTAATCCATCTTAACTTTTGCCCCATCCGTCCAAATCTGCGGAATGCTTGGTTAATTCCTCCAACAATTCCTCGCTTAATTGAGTTTCTGAACTCTCCAAAAATTCTTCCCTTCTGACTAAAGTCCGTATTAAGAACCCCAATAATTGATTGTTCGCTAACACCACTTCGTATAAGTCTGTCAACTTCTTGTCCAAGGCGTTCTGCGAAGATTCGCACATCATAAGATAGTCCGAGAGCAATCCATAAAAGTATTTCTCTATCTTTGTCATCTAATTGTTTCTCTGGCATAATATAACCTTTTTATGATTTTAATACAAGTGGTGTTTTAAGATTAAGGGCTTTTTTCATTTTTTTAATGAGGGTTTTTGTGAGCTTGGTGGTGTCTTTCTCTCCGAGCTTTATTGCTTGGTCGAGGAAGTTTCTTGCCGCCCTGTGAGTACCTACCATATTAAATTTCTCGGCAAATTTACTATTCTCTGTTTTGCCATCTTTTAAATGATGCTTTCCATATTCGAGCATTTCGATACCATCCTTAGTCCCTTTAATACTATTTCTTAATCTTCCAGTATGGACAAGTGGCTTGAATGAATTGGTAGCGGTTCTACCTGATGCAGGAGATTGACCCTTTTCTCGTATCTCTCTTGTAGAATCTCGTAGTGGGGTAAATTTACCACTATCAATAGCGTTTTTTGCCCGTTCAGCAGAGGATACTGCTATACGTGATACATGATTCTCAATCAGCTTTGGCAACTCATCAGCGAGTTTACCGAAGTCAACCCCTACTTTTATCTCTAACTTCATCCCAAAATTCCTCGCCTAATTGTTTTGCTTCAAAATATTTATCTTGATATTGTAGAATTAACTTCTCAACCTGTCGCTCTCCCCAAGTAGTGGGGTCTTTAATTATTTCAGCAACATTTCCTTCTAATTCAAATTCAATATCATTAATCTTGTCCAGCTTCCTGACGGAATTGAGCAAAAATTGACTGTTTCGATTCGCTTTCGTTTGTTTGTCTGTTGCCATCAATGATTCCCTGTGCTTGTTCAACCGTTAGGTCTTTGTTGTCTCTCACCATGATTTTGGCACGAGTAATTAAATTTTGTTCTAAATCAAACTGGTCTTTTAAAATTTGATCCTGTACCGTTGTTGGATATTCTACTTCTTCAAAGTCAATTCCAAAATCTTCAGGTAACATAATACCGTTATATTCAGCAATAACTCTTTCCACAGAATAAAAATCTTTTTCATACAGTCTCCATAAAGCTATGTCGTCAAAATAATCCTCTTTTCTTTCAAGGTCTTTAATCATAAGACTAATCCCAGAGGGGACTTCGCCACCTGATTCTGCCCATTGAATCCACAGGTGGTTATTAGAGGCAACAAGTTCAATTTGAAATTTAATATTGTTTATTGCTTCTTCTACATTACCATTTGGAGACGTAACGTGATATTCGCCCTCGTCACCCATGTCAAGAATCTCATTAGAACCAGCCCTCATTAGGTTTTGGTCGCTACGCAATCCTTTAACCCAAGGTTGTCCAAACATATTAAATCTCATTCCGAGATTCATTTCTGTTAATCCGATATTAACCTGTTCGTTGCAATTTACAATATCACTCGCCCCCTCGACAAAGAAAGAATCAATTTGATCTTCCCTGTGTGTAAAGACAAATGGCAAAATACCATAAGGATTCTTTTCCTCGCTTAAAACTTTACCATCTTCGTTAAGCACTGCATATTGTTCCGCATCCCAATAACCCCATTGGAGTTTAGTTGTATTTGATAAATCAGATGTCTTATTCAATAGAGGATAAATAATCGCCTCTGGTTTGAATGGATCGTCGCCAAAGTATGTTTCAAAATAATAAATTGGTCGATAGTCAAACTTACCATCGTGCCAAAACACCCTATTGGCAATAGTTCCCAGTAGTCGAGTCATTCTCTCCGAATGTTTCATTCTAACATCTTTTGTCGGGATAAGTTTATCGTAAGCCTTGGTTTTATTCCCAACAGTCCTCTTTGCCCCTAAAGTGTAGATACGACTTATTTTATTGATAAATTTTCGTGTAAAATTAGTCATTGAGGGTGGAATTTCCGTAAAAGCCTCTCCTGTGAAAAAATCCTTAATATAAGATTCGGTAGATGTACCAGAATAATAATCTAAAAATTTTCTTATTTCATTTCTCTTTGCGTGAGCATTGGATAGCTTTGCTTCTGTTAATTTGTTTTTAATTAATTGTTCAATCATCTTTGAATCCTTTTCATTACTGTGTTTTTCATGGGAAATCTATTGGTGATAAAGTATCTAAAGGCATCACATCCATGATCGTGATAACCGTCTTTAATGGGTTCTTCTTTAATTGGTTTGCCATCTTCTGTCTCTGGGTAACGGTATTCTTCAAAATCCTGTATGACATCTTTGCATTTCTTATCTACATGAACCTTTCGTGTGCCATCCGCACTCTCAAAGAACCCTCGTGCGTATGATACGCTTGATGTGATATTGCGACTCAATCTATCTCGCATACATAAAATCTTGATCCCACTTCGTCTAAATATCTCCATATCTCCTGCACCTGATTGTCCTTGAACGCTTGAACCAGCAGGGTCTCCATAGAATGAAGTGATAGGATAACCTTTAATCTTAATCATCTTGATTAAATCTTCTGTTTTGATATTTTCTTTGTGCAGAATGGAATCAAAGACTCGAATATGTTCCGTGTCTCCAATCCATTGAGTTTGCATAAATAATACCGCAGGCATACGATAGCCAAAGTCGATTGAGCAATAGGTAGGTAAATCCTTATCATAGGAAAAATCACCCACATCCAATTCTCTATCAAAATCCCATACCTTACCTTGAAAGACTGAAAATTCAGCCCCAAATTCTTGTCCAAACAATTCCTTCGACATATTACGTTTGCGTTCTATAATTGCAGGGTCGTCTAATCCGAGGGGAAATTCATGCTGATTAATCCAAGATGGGGAAGAATGGCTCTCCCATTCATCATCAACTTCTCCAAGTTTGTATAAGTCGTAAATCCAATTTCGTCCCTCTGGGGTTGTAATAAAGATTACTTTCCCCTTCCGTCCTGCAACTGTTGGCGATAAATACATATCCCAAATCTTTTTGTTCATTTTTGCCACCTCGTCAATGACAAGGAAGTCCAACCCCTCTCCAACCAGAGAATCGGCATTATCTGCACTCATTCCTTCAACGGTTGTCCCCCATTTAAACTTAATATACATATCTTTTTCGGAGGAGCGGACAATATCATCTCCATGTCCTATAACCATTCTCTGCCAAATCTCTCTAAAGATTAATCGTGCTTTTTTATAAGACATCCCCACAACCCATACTCTTTTATTCGGTTGGGATGCTACATAGGTCGCTTCCATTGCACTTGCCCAAGTTTTCCCAAATCTACGTCCACATACCATAACATGGAATCTCGCATCTGGTTTTGACGGATAATGTAAGGCTAATTGACCAGTATGGGGAGTGTATCCAAGATATTCAAACCACTTTTTTTTAAAATCGTAATTTTTTTCTTGCATTATAGTTATTTATAATATATATTATACTATACATTTAATGCAAGTGTATTTTTATTAACTCACTAAAGAGGTTAAAAATGTCAGAAGAACAGATAGTCGATACAGACGTTAAAAAGGGCGAAGGGACAAAACCCGACACAAATGCTATACCCCGTTCAAGGTTGAATGAGGTCATTGATGAGCGTAACGCACTTCGTGATAAGATTCAGTCCTATGAACTTAAAGAGGAAGATGCGAAGAAGGCTGAACTCGAAAAACAGGAAAAGTGGCAAGAATTAAATGCCGAGCTTCAAAAAGAAGTTGATTCCTACAAACCTTTCAAAGATAAATTTGACGTCTTGGATGGTAAGATTCGATCCGATGCCTTGAGTAAACTTCCTGAAGGAAAACAAGAAAAATTTAAGAATCTCAATACTGCTGATCTTTTAAATGTTGTGGAAGAATTATCTGTCAAATCTAATCCGCCTGATAACGCAGGTACGGTAGATACAAAGATACCGAAAGACGAATGGAAGAAGATGGATATTAAAGACAAACGCAGTAATTGGTCAAGTATTGTGGATTCCTACAAACGATAGGAGTCATTAAATGGCTAACGTAACAGTCACAACTGCTGCTAATTTCATTCCTGAACTATGGGCTGACGCAATTTTAGATTACGCAGAACGCAAGTTTAGCTTGAAAGATAAGGTAACAGATGTATCCTCTTTACTATCTGGTGGTGGAGATACTCTCCATATCCCTCGGGTAGACGAAGAAACAGCAGCTTCCAAGTCAGCAGACTCGGCAGTAACTTATTCCGCTAACACGGATGGTAAAACAGACCTTTCAATCGACCAACATTTCTACGAAGCTAAACGCATCGAAGATATTGTTCGGGTACAAGAGAGTGCTGATTTGTTTAATATGTATGCAAAATCAATGGGATACGCCT